TACTCCGAAATTTACTGATTGTTGAATAATGAAAGAAACACTAGAATTTGAAGCTGCATTTAAAATAGCTTCTCTTTGTACTTGTAATGTATAATCAAAATCAGGTGAATATATACTTCCACTCAATTTACTTGGTAATAATTGATATACATCTAATTCAACAACTGCTGCTGAAGATAATTTTGGTGTATAGCCTAAGAAATATGCTAAGTTAATTAAATTTTCTTTTTCCTTAGTAAATAATATGAAGTTTTCTTGTATCTGTGTGTCTAAATAATATGAAAGTACGTCACCAACATAACTACTCATTTCCATAAACATTTGACCTACACCTGCTGTTGTAAAATCAGAATATGTTGTTGGGTAGTATGTTTTAGCAAAATCAGTTAAATTATCTTTAAAAGTATTAAAATCTTTTCCAAGATATCTAATGTCTTTTGGTATGTTTGGATTAGCCATTTATTTGTAAATTTACAGTATCAGTAGTATTATCCAATAAATATTTATAAGTTACACTTATTTCAACTTTATGTTGATCTTCAGAGGGATTGTATATAAAAGAAGAAATTTCTAACTCAGGTAAATATTGTTGCACACCATCTGTTAAAGAATTAGTTATTAATTCTTCTAAAGTATCATCTATAGGTTCAAATAAACGATATTTTAAATCTGTTCCAAAATTTGGATCAAATAATTTTTCACCTTTGTTTGTTAATAGAAAATTAATTAAATTAGATCGTAACTGGTCTTTTGTTGTATATGTTGAGTTAAATACTCTATTATCAAAAGGATAACTTATTCCAATCGCGATATCATTTGTGATATCTTTTGGATTTTTACGAAATATTTCTCTTCTATTATTTGCTATAGACATAATTACATATTTGTTCTTCTACTTTTTTCACTTACTTCCATTGCTTTCAAGGTTTGAGAATAATCTTTATTCATAAAATTAGGCAAATTGTCTAACACAGATGGAGCTATATCTTCTTCCTCTTCATTGAAATTAAATGTACTAGCTGTTTCAGCTAAAACATCAGCTAAAGGATTACCACCCATTTTTTGTAAGAAACTTTCACGTATTCTGTTTCGAGTTTCATTATCAACGTTTGATTTTTTAATCGGTTTAATTTCTTCATGAATGTCTTCCATGAGTGAAACTTGGTTACCTTTATTTGAACGAATTTCCCTAATTAATTTTTTTTCTATTCTGTCAAGACCTTCTTGCAATTCTTCTCTAATTGAATCTTTGATAATTTGTTTAAAAACTGATAGTTTCATATTTTCTGTTTTATATAAATATTAAATTTTGATATTATTTTTAGCAATAAATATAATTATAATGTAAAGTTTTGTTTACTCTTTAATGTCTCCAATTTACCTTTAAATGTAGCATTAGCTACTTTCATTTTAGTTACAGCAGCTGTTAAATTACTTGCGATAGGGGTTATTGAGGGTGCTATTGGATATGGACCTGCAGGTGTAACAACTACTACACTGTTTAAAGAATTAGCAAATGTACTCAATTGAGTTAAAAATGTGTCTAACTCAGTACAAAATGTTTTTAATTCGTCTGTTGTTTTATTGCCTAATAATAATGGTTCAGTTGAATCTTTACCCAATTGTATTTTTTTATCTTGTGTTGAGTTTAATATTATTGTGCCTGTACTGTCTAAGTGAGTATTACCACGTGATGTTAATATAATTGCTTTATTACCAAATAATAGAATACTATCACTTTTAGCATTGAATAATATCCTCCCAGATTGAAATATAATTTGGGGACCTGAGTATTCTGATGGGGTGGATGGTGTGTAAGCCATATTGATTTTTAATTGAAAGTACTTTTTGTTAATCCATCGATTAATATTCTAGATCCATTTAACCCAAATCCCGAATTAAAATTACAACCAGGAATCCCTGTTATATTACATATATATAATTGTGGATATTTAAATAAAAATGATGATGGTTTAAGTGATCTTATTTTAAATCCTAATTGCCCCCCATTAGCAACACTTTTTAAACCTGTATTAAATTCACACGTATATAAAGAAGTTATATTTCCTGAAGAGTCAATTCCTACATCTAGTACTAACCCAATATGCCCCGATGCAGGATCGGATGTTTGGAGCCAACTATATGATGCTCCTTTCCATCCTTTAATTTTATTTAATCTTTCTATTCCTTTTGAAGTAAGTGACTTATTTGTATAATCACCTTCTAATTTATGTAAACTTACTAATCTATTATTAGGCCATTGGGTTTTATAATAATCTGAATTTGATAATAAATTGAATTTATTATCATAATTTGCACCCCACCAAAAATTTATAAAAGCACTAGCATTTCCCGCCCATTTACTCCCATATTTCTTACCACCTAATTTACCCCAAAAAGCTTTGGATCCTAAACTTTCATGTTTAGAATCTAAAGCATCAATTGCCTGTATTATACAATATGAAATTCCTAGCGCACAAAAAGGCACATCAGGCCAATTATTAAATCCAAATGGTTTTGTTGTTACTACATATCCTCCATTATCTTTAGGACTATTATATCTTCTAGCCATATATTCATGATTTTTATTTCCTCTTTTAGAGGTATTAAAGGTTTCACGAAAATTTGGATTCTTTATTCCTAATTGAGGGGGATTAAGAGCTATAGCAAAATCAATTGCGTTGCTTCCCTCTAAAGGATTACCTGCATCTTCTAAAGGTGGTGGCCCCTCACTTATTGCTTCTGGAGGAACATCTGTAGGACCATATGTTGTAGGATCATCAGTTACTTCTTCTGAAAATGGCTCTTCAAAATTTTCTTCATCATCTAAAGTAAAATCCTCCGGTCCACTCTCTAAATTTTCTACCGCAACAGATCCTGTAACTGAGGATACTAGTAGACCGGAGGATGAATCTGTTATTAATTCATTGCTTATTTCTGTTTTATCTTGTTCAACTATGGGAGTAGTTGGATCAGGTGCAGGAATTTCTACATTTGCTGTATTTGGACTACTATTTACACCTACTGAATTGTTAGCCATATTATAAGAAATTTATTTCAATTGGAATTTTTTGTGTACTAGTAATGTAAATTGAAGAATCATCTTTATTTATATCCTCCATTGTAAGTTTTTTATTTGGTGCTTCTCTTATAGGTTTACTTACACGTACTATTGTTATAGGATCACCATTTTTACCAGCCTCTGACCATTGATTATTTGATTGTGTATTTTTAATAGTACTAGTAAATCTTATACTATTACCAAATCGACCTTCATGTATAATATCTCCTTCAAATGCTAATAAATTTTTAATATCTTCATTTTCTTCAAAATATTTACCTAAATCAACATCATCATTTCCACCAGCACCTTGATTTACAGGTACCTTATTAATATAATCTTTATTTGTTAATTTATCATCATTATCACTTTCTCTAGTATCAGGTAATGCATTGTGATGATTATTATTCCATATATTATATGAACATATGTAATATAAACTAGTTGATTTAGTAGATGATTGTGTAGTGAAATCAGGTCCGCTAATTGTAATTACAATTTCATTTTTTAATGGATAATTTTTTACATTTGGAAATAGAGGATAAGCTATAATTACATTAATACTATTATAATCTAATTCTTTTGGTTTATCTATTACATTAGATGACATGTTTTGTAAATAAACAGCACCTAAAGCTTTAGTTCCAATTTGTTTATACAATGGGTGATCAATTTCAGTTACTACTTCTAATACTCGTTGAAAATTAAAACCACCATTACCACCTTCTGCAGGTGGCGGAGAAGGTGGAACTCCAGAATTTGGATTATAATTACCAACCTTATATTTTTGAGAAGGAAATGATCTATTACCTGAATTTAATTTGGTGATTTGACTCATACTCTATCTTCTATTTCTGCCGCTTTTCCTTTTAAATCTTCTACTGATTTGAACAGTTGTTCTCTTTCTTTTTGTGATAAAATTCCTCCATCTTCACCATCTGAACCCGCTGTACTATTTAAAAATCGTTGAACAATGCCTGCCATTTTAATTAAATTATCGGAATTTTTTATGTCCATTTCTAAATATTCAGATATTAATGGAACAATTACTAGTGCTGTACCTGGGTTATCTATTTGAGCAGACAATTCTTTAATTAAGGTTTCAATTGTTTTTGCTTTTTTATGAGTATCCTTATAAATATCTTCCAATAAATTGGAAAATGTTTTACCTTTGAATATTTCTTGATCAAATTTAGAAGCCATAGTGTATTTTTATTATAAATATTCTAAACTAAAACTTTTCCCGTCTTTTCGTAAAATTTAAATAAGTTAAGATATTTTTTCTTCATCACTTTCAACACATTAGTTAAAATTGTAGTTTTATCATTAATTTCTGGGACTTGTTCTTTAATCATAATATAAAGTGCTTTTTTATTAAAAATTTCAATGTTTTCCACTCGTTTGAATATTTCTAACACAGCATATGCTATTTTTTGATCTAATTCATCTTTAAATAATTTCTCAATATGATTATCCATATATGTTATATATTTAGGAAAAAATGCACTAGTATTACCTATAAAATCTTCACGTTGAATTTCCTTCATTAAGTTTCTTTCTTCATCTACATTTTCTAGTTCTTTTTTATTTTTTAATTTTTTATAATTTTCATTATTATAAGCGATTAAATAATTAAAACCAGCACGTGTAAAATACGAATAAGCCTTACCGGATTCCGGTTTATACATGTGAAATTTTTCAATGAAAAAAGTCATAACTTCATGTTTTAATTCTTCAACAGTATCAACATCCATATAATAAAATCTATCAGTATGAATTAGATTTTCAGCTAATTTATATAT